ACAAAACAGGCACTTGTCAGATCTGCCGGGAGCGTGCCGAGAAAGGCAAGTGCCTTGATTGTAAGTGCATTGTGGCGAAGGGCAGCACCCGATGTTTGTCGTGTGCCATGAAACGGCGGAACAGGCGAAGAGAACTAGAGCAAAAAAAGAGGGGAAAGTGAGAGAGCAGATTGAGCAACTCAAGGCTGATAAAGCAGCACTTGAATTGGCACAAAATGTCATGCGAAAGCATGGATGTGGCATTTCTAAATATATCGAGCAGACAGTAGTCGTTATTCAAGAGACAATAAATGAACTTGAAAAACAAGCGGATGACTGGAACATTGCAAACAAGACTTGCATAACACTTGAACATGCTCAGGCATGGGCTGCGGAGAAGTTAGGGGTGGAGAAATGAGAGTTAAAATCACGCCCGAATTGCTTGCAAATCTGTGGCAGAAGGCAGAGGCGGCAGGAGGTGGGTATTGGCAAATAGATTTAACTTATGTGGTCTATGAGCAGCGTGACGGTCGTGCTGATACTTTTGTCGTTTCATGCGAAGATGCGGAAGCTTCGATCATGACTCACATCGCCACCGCATCGCCTGCCGTGGTGCTGGCACTTATCGCACGAATTGAAGAACTGGAGGCTAAGAATGTCAGTTGAAATCACGCCCGCCCTCTTGAGCGATCTGCGACAGAAGGCAGAGGCGGCAACGCCCGGCGAATGGTTAATCGGGTACGGTGGTATGGCTGGCGATGATTTCGCTGTCATTATCTCGCGATTTTGGAAGAATGAAATTTGCGAATTGAACCCACGATCTTACAGACGCGAGAACGCCGAGTTTATAACCACCTGCAACCCCGCCGTGGTGCTGGCACTGGTGGCGGAGGTGGAGCGGTTGAGAGGTACGCAAGGCGAACTGGCAGAAACATTGTCAGACGTGCTGCGTCACACGGATCTGTCAGGCTGGCATTTGGGAGAGCAAATTGAAAAAGACGCAACCGATTTGCTGAAAAAAATAAAGGAGGTAAACAATGCCGATCAAGCCTGAAGATGTGACTAAAGAGAATGTCGCACACATTGAAGACTACCTGCGAAGCCAGTCTGATTGGTTGCTTATGCCAGACAACGCACAGCTTGCCACACTTGCCAACGCCTTGATTGAGGCCGGGGTTGTCAGCCCGCCGGTGTGGGTGGGACGCTCAACTGTCAGCGGTAAGCTGCTAAACCAGACTTCCCGCAAATTCATCAAAACAGACGGCGATTGCATTTATGAACACTGGAAGGGGCAGACGGAATGAGCGACCCTATCAACCACCCGCCGCATTACACCAGCCATCCGTCAGGCGTAGAGCCGATACAGTTGGCCGAACACATGTCGTTCTGCCTCGGCAACGTCATTAAGTACGTTGTCAGGTGGGAGAAGAAGGGCGGCATTGAAGACTTGAAGAAAGCACGGTTCTATATCGACCGCGAGATACAAAGGCTGGAAAGGATGAAACAACCTTGAAACTTTCTTTCTTCGTCCCAGGCATCGCGTCACCATCCGGCTCAAAGAAAGCATTCATGCATCCCAAAACGGGCCGAATCATTGTGATGGACACGGCCAAGCGTAAAACAAGCTGGCAGTCGATTGTGTCGCTACATGCTCAACAGGCCATGATTGACTCAGGGGCCAAGCTGACGACTGAAGCGGTGGCTATGACCATCGATTTCTATTTCCCCCGGCCCAAATGCCACTACGGCAGCGGCAAGAATGCGGCCAGGATTAAAGAGACCGCCCCGAAATATCACACGCAGAAACCTGACCTGACCAAGCTGATTCGATGCACGGAAGACGCATTGACCGGGATTGTTTACAAGGACGATTGCCAGGTGACGGAACGATTCTGCCAGAAACATTGGTGCAATGTAAATGAGGCGCCAGGCGTCGAAATCACGCTGGAAGTTGTGCTATAATGCAGTCATGCCGACCAAGAAGTTCGTCAACTTTCAATACCGACACCCAGACCGACTCGTTACGCGAGTGGTGTCGGCTATTTGTAAAGATGACGGCAATTTCAGAATCTCAGAGATTTACGAAGAAGAAGTAACACCGCTTCAGCGGTTCCATAAATGGGGTGAAATTAACGAGCCGGAAATCATTGATTTCCCAAACAAATAAAACTTTTTTTATTTGCGATTGCGGTAATTTTTTTTAGCGTTTAGTGTCAATATTTAATGGATTCGTTGTCAGAAGAATTATCTGAAGATCAAATTAACCGACGGGCCGAAGCGCAGGTCAGAGTGTACCTGGGCGGGCAGACGGTTGAACTGGTCGGTATGATGCCACCCGACGGTTGGCGAGAGTCAAGCCAGAAATCACCGTGCGGGGTCTGCGACAGTGGCAGGAGCCTTGAGAAGATCAAGCCCGCCATCTGCCTGAAATGTCTCAGGGCCGACAAGAAATTTGATGCGGTTCTGCAAGCTGCGGCAAGGTGGGAGCAACGCCAGTTCGCACTGCAAAAGGTCATCAGCGAGGCACGCATTAAACGCAATGCAGAGATGCAGCGATTGACCGGCAATAAGCGACGAAACAAGGGCGCCCAGCCGGGCCGTGGTGCAATTGAATCGATGGTCAATCTGCGGGGGCGGGTGGACTGGTGACAATCGAGACAATCGACATAACGGACATCAGCCAAGACCCGGCAAACGTCCGCAAACACTCACGCCGGAACCTTGACGCAATCAAGGCCAGCTTGAGAGCGTTCGGCCAGCAGAAGCCGATTGTGATTGACAGCCGGAATATTATTCTGGCCGGTAACGGCACGTATGAAGCGGCCAAAGAACTAGGTTGGCCAGAGATTCAGATCGTCAGAACGACTCTGGCCGGTAGTTCTGCCGTGGCCTATGCCATTGCCGACAACCGAACGGCTGAACTTGCTGAGTGGGATGATACGGCACTGGCAGAACAGTTGCGAGCCTTGCAGTCAGAAGAGTTCGACATCGAGGCGGCAGGCTTTACGGGCGAAGAGATTGACGGGCTGATTGAGAAATTAAGCAATGATCTGCTAGGCAGCGAACCAAAAGAAATTATTGAAGATGAAGCACCTGAGCCGCCTGCCGATCCGATCACCAAACCGGGCGATTTATGGATACTTGGCGAGCATCGACTGCTTTGCGGTGATTCGACAAAAGCAGAAGATGTTGAAAGATTGATGGCGGGAGCGAAAGCAGATTTATGCTTTACATCTCCGCCATACAACTTAGGAAAGTCTGTAGGGCTCCGAAACGGTTTTAGAAAAGGGCTTTCGAGTGCATACAACGATAGTGACGACAATTTAAAAGATTGGAAGAAACTATTTAAAGATTTTACAGACATTGCTTTGTCGCATAGTCTGCTAGTTGCAATTAATGTTCAAATGCTTTCAGGAAACAAGGTGGCTCTTTGCGAGCTTATTGGTGAGTACGCTTCACGTATTGTCGATACAGCTATTTGGGTGAAAACAAATCCACAGCCGGCAATGGCTGAACAAGTCATGTCCAGTGCATTTGAATTTATCTTTATGGTCTCTCCTGAACTAAATCCTACAAGGCGAATTTCTTCAGCTTCTTTTTTGCGAGGATCGTTTTCAAACGTCTTTTTGCACGGCACGGCCGCTGGTCATGATTCTTCAATACACGGAGCAATTTTTCCATTGTCAGTTGCAATGCATTACGTTGCCAACTTGAGCAAAGATAAAGATACAATTTACGAACCATTTTGCGGTTCAGGTACAACCTTAATTGCAGCCGAGCAGCTTGGCCGCAAGTGTTACGGCATGGAAATCAGCCCACAATATTGCGACGTGATCGTTAAGCGGTGGGAGACCCTAACCGGCAAGGTTGCAACAAGAGAAAATCACCGGAGTTTCACCGGAGATGCCGCCTAATCCACAAAACTTAAAACCGCCGTGGCCAGCAGGCATTTCGGGCAACCCTAAAGGCCGCCCGCCACGGAAAAAGCAGGTTGACGATCTTCTACAAATGATCGACGAAACGCCGGGCATGGAGCGTGCAATTTCCAAGGCTTGGATGAAACAAATCTTGGCGGGCAGCCTGCCACACTTGAAAGAGTACCTCGAAAGGCGTGATGGTAAAGTACCGACGCCAGTTGAGGCCATTGAGGTGCCAACAGTTGATTGGTCAGAATTGAATGTCGATCGCGACACCGAACGACCAAAAGCAGCTAATTCCAACCGGCCTGAATCGGTTCCTGAAAGCGGCATCGCCGAATTATGAGTGGCAGCCTGACCACCTGAGAGAATCGCGATGGTGGCTTGATTCAATCACTCATAACGAATGCAGTCGGCTAATGATCTTCATGCCACCACGGCATGGGAAAAGCGAACAGGCAACCATCCATTATCCAGCGTATCGGCTGCTGGTCGATCAGACGCAACGAATCATCGTCGGGGCCTATAACCACAGCCTCGCCTGTACATTCAGCCGACAAACAAGGCGGCTCGTCAGTCGGTTCGGATTTCAGTTTGCAAACGACAGCAATAAGCAGAATCAGTGGTTGTCAGTTCACGGCGGCGGGTTGTATGCGGTCGGGGTCGGCTCAGGTGTAACGGGCTACGGTGCCGATCTGGTCGTTATCGATGACCCAGTGAAGAGCCGCCAAGAGGCTGAATCACCGACCTACCGGGCAAGAGTTCTCGACTGGTATCAAAACGACCTTTACACCCGCCTTCACCCCGGCGCGGCTATCGTGCTGATCATGACCCGCTGGCACTCTCTCGACCTTGCAGGCCAACTGCTGGAAGAAGCAAATAACGGCGGTGAACGGTGGGACGTGGTGAGCCTGCCAGCGATTGCCGAAGAAGGTGATACGCTCGGCAGGGAGCCGGGGCAAGCACTCTGGCCAGATCGTTACAACGTCGCAGACTTTGACAGAATTAAAAAGGCCATTGGTTCTTATGCATTCTCTGCTCTCTATCAACAACGACCTAGCCCTCGATCGGGTGGCTTTTTCCGTCACGATTGGCTGCCTATTAGTGACGGGGGCAATAGCTCAGGGTTGGCTTGCCGCGCTTACGATACTGCCGCGACGCCGGGGGCGGGTGACTACACCGCCGGAGTCAGAATGCAGCGAATCGGTGATAAATACCGAATCACCCACGTTGTACGAGGGCAGTGGTCACCAGCCCAGCGGCGAACCATCCAGCGACAAACCGCAGAGATAGACGGGCTGCAGACCATCGTCCATCTTGCTCAGGATCCCGGAGCGGCGGGGGTTGATCAAGTGGAGCAGGACAAAATCAACTTGGCAGGGTTTGCGACTGTTTCAGCCCGGCCTACAGGCTCAAAAGAAGTGCGGGCCATGCCTTTTGCGGCAGCCTGTGAAGCTGGACTCGTGGAACTTGAACGGGGCGACTGGAACAGGGCCTTTATTGATGAATTGTGCAGCTTCCCAACTGGTCAGCATGACGACCAGGTGGACGCAGCAGCCGACGCTTTCAACTACCTCAGCCGCAACGGCTCTTTTCAGTGGTTCTCCTAATCTAAATGCCTGATTACAACCCACTCAACTGGTTTCGCTCGAAAGCACTTCGCACGGGCGTTACTGCTGACACCACCGAAATCGACGTTTCGGCATGGTCGGTCGATGTGATCAACGCCTTGAGCGATGATTACGCCAATCTCGCCAGACCGTATTGTGACAACCCTGTTATCAGGGCCGCTATTGAGGCCATGAGGCGCAACGTCTGCAAGGCCATATTGCAGGTCGGCTATTACGACGAAGAAGGCGGATTCGAGCCAGTTGACCATCCGCTGCTGCAAATCTGGAAAGAACCCGCACCAGGTGAAACTGAATCAACGCTGGTTGAATTTATCTATCAACAGCTTTTGGAAGATGGCAACGCATACGTTCCTGCCATCTCTGACCGGGACACCCAGACGGGCGGCACGATTCGCGAGCTTCAGCCAATCCCCTACAGTTGGCTGCAAGTGCCGACGTACGGACAGGCCATCGGCGAAATCACCGAATACCCCTTTGTGGGCTTTGATGGTGGCAGGGGCTTCCAATTCACCACCCCTCGCGAAAGAATGCTGCATTTCCGGGTCGGCAAATCATCGACAACAGCCGCAAAGGGGCGTTCACCGCTTGAGGCAGTGCGGGCAGAGTTGGCACTGATCAAGCTGACAGCGATCTACGAAACAACGATCTTGAGCCGTTCCGGCGTCCCTTCATGGCTGGTCAGTCTGACCGGCACGGGTGCCCAGATGATGACGAGCGATAACATCGCAGTCTTACAGTCTGACATCAAGCGTGCAGTGTCAGGTAAGGGCGTCGGCAGGCCATTGATTTTCAAGGGCGGCGAGCTTGACATCAAAACGCCGGGCTTTTCGCCGAAAGATTTATCAGTTCAGGAAATGACTGAAATCGCGGTGGCCCGTGTCTGTGGTGTCTTGGGCTGGTCGCCAATGTCACTGAAACAACCCGACACCGGTAAGACATATAGCAACCTGATTGAAGCCAATCGGGCAAGCTGGCGGGATGCGATTATTCCGTTTTTGGAACTGCTTTCAATGCAGCTTACAAGGCTGGTGCGAACATTGCCCACCGGCTATGACGGCGCGATCGCCCAGCCTGATAGTATGCTGACAGTCAGGTTCGACACAAGCCAGATCGAAGAGTTGGCAGCAGACACAAAAGCCTTGTCAGACAGGGCGGTGGCCTTGTATCAATCCGGTTTACTGTCACTTAATGAAGCTCGGCAGATTATGGGCTATGCTGAAATTGAGTCCGCCGAAGGCGGAGACACGCCAGCCGAAGCCGCAGAAGATCAAGCAGAGGGTGAGGCTGAATAATGCCTGCCGGGAATTGCAATCTGACAATAGAGCAAGGGGCCACCTGGTCGCAGTCGATCCAGTATCAAACGGCTAACGGGACGAATATCAGCCTGTCGGGTTATACGATCCGCATGCAGGCCAGATCGGCATACACTGCTAATACGACACTTGACCTGTCAACCATCAACGGAAATATCACGATCACATCAGCCGCTAACGGCACTTTCACCTTGCAGCAGACAGCCGCCCAAACGGCTAATCTGACCGCTGGCAGTTATGTTTACGATCTTGAACTAGTCAAGCCTGACACAACAGTTGATCGGCTGCTTTATGGCACGCTCACTGTCACCCCGGAAGTCACGCGATAATGGCTGGTATTATTGTCAGACAAGCCAACGCCACGAGCCTGACGGTTCAGGCATCGAGCAATCAGGTGCTGGTGCGGCAACAGCCGAATAACACGGTGGTCGTGCAGACGACCGGGAATAGCTATGTTCTGCCACCTGCCACCGCGAACACGCTTGGCGGGATTATCGTTGGTGACAACCTGACCATCAACGCCAATGGGCTGTTATCGGCTCAAGCGGGCGGTGTCAGCACGTTCAATAACAGGACTGGCAATGTGACGCTTACGGCGAATGATGTGACAACTATCGCCAATGACCTATACGCCAAAGAATCAAGCCAGAACTTCATAAATTTAGGCGACGGCCTTGTTCCACTGCCAATCAGAGAAATTGGGCCTGTTGGAAATGCAACCGCTCCCTTATATGGCATAATTAGCAATCAGACAATTTCAACCCCAAATAACTATGGGCTAGGAAATGGCACCCATATTAATTTTATTGGATTAAGGTATGGTGGTGGCTTTGGTGGAAATCCTTACATTGCGAAATGGCATAAAAACACCAACGGGACTGAATCACAAACGGCACTTTATCTGGATTATGGGGTAAACTTTTCGGTCACAACATGGACCGCAAATGTAT